GTTGTGGAAATGTCGGAATGCCCCAGCATCCTGCTGATGGTTTCTATCGGCACACCTGCTTCAAGTGTAATCAGCGAGGCGAAGCTGTGCCTCGCCTGATGATAGCACAAATCATCCTTGATGCCTGCCAGTGCCGCCAACGCTTTCATGTGTCGTCTGAGATTTGACCAATGCAGCAAAGGGAACAGGGTGTCCCTATCCTCACTATGATATTTTTCAATCAGCGCAATCGCTTCCGGTAACAGTTTCACACTGGCACGAAGTTCGTTTTTCTTTCTTCGATACTTCAACCACAAAGCACCGTCCTCATCCGTATATAGGTTCTCGTGGGTAATCGAGACAACATCCGCATAACAGACCCCGGTGTAGCACCCGAAGAGAAACATATCCCTTGCCAGTATATGGGATTTGCGGTAAGCGGGTATTTCCACATCACGGATTTTCTCAAACGATTCACGACTCAATGCCCGTGGTGTCGTTTCCGTCTTCTTTGGTAAGGTAAAATGCTGGAAGTGGATTCTGTCGGCATATCCCTCCTTATATGCCAGACGGCATATCTTCTTCAGGATGGCAAGATGATGGCGGACGGTATCAATCGCATAGCCTTTCTCTTCCGTGGCAAAAGACTGATAGTCGTGGATGAATTGTTCCGTCAGTTGTCCGAAAGCCAAATCCTTGACCTTGTACTTGCTCTCGATGAACTCCCCGAGCGTCAGACGCATATAGTGATAGCCGGGATAAGTCCCTTTCGCACGGTCTATGCCGATACGTGCCTTGATGTCGTCACAGACTGCATCTGTCATTTTCATGAGGGTCATCTGTGTTTCCATGCTTCCTTGAAAATGATTCTTCACATCGGTGGCATCAAAATCCACTTTACGGCTTACAAGGTTATCGAAGGCGTTGTTCACCGCCAACAGCAACTTCTCAATCTTGGCATTTGTTTCCACCGCTTCCTTGCTCTTGCCGTTCAGACGGCTTTCACGGGGATTCCACAGTTCCGGTGTGCAGGACAGCTTGCAACCGAACTGCGCCATTGTCCTGTTTACCGTGATGCGTCCCATAATGGGAGCTTTACCTAACTTGTCCGGTCCGCTCTTTTTGAGGTAAAGCAACACCTTGAATTTTTCTACTTTCATACGCTTATATTTTTTTAGTGCAAAGTTACTTGCCATATAAGCGCTCTTTGATACGCAAAACACTGTGTATGAGCGCAAACAAAACGGTGAGGTTTTCTTTTCATCGCTTTGTGTTACCTATTCCCGTTTCGGTAACTACCCGGCTAACGGTTTGGTAACTGAACAACCTCAATATTCCGTTGTCGTTTGCATTTTCCACATTTTGCAGAATACAGAAATACAGCTCATTTCAAACGACTTACGTTTAATCTTTACCTATTCACTATTGCTTGCTTCGCCTTGTATATTCCATGTCGGCCGTCATACCTGTGCCACCCTGCTGGTTCATCAGGGAGTTGCGATTACAACAGTCCAGAAGCTGCTCGGACATACTTCCGTAAAGACCACACAGATTTATTCGGAGGTACTTTCCAGCACCATTGTGCGTGACTTGAAAAATGTTCAAAGGAAAAGGAAAAAAGTAAAGATGTTTCCTGATAAAGGCTTGAGAACATCTGATTTTATAGACAACCGGTAGATTTCATGAATCCTATTTGTTTTCTATTAATATTGTGACTCTTTAATTTCTTCGGATAATCGAAATATTGCTCCTGATTATTTTTTTCAATATGGATTGAATATGGAATAGTTTTCACTATCTTTGCAGTGTAACCAGGAGCTTGATGGCAATAAATATTGTCATCAGGCTCTTTTTTTATTGTCTATCTGTCGAATAATGGAATCCCCCGTCTGGCTTCACAGTCTGACGGGGGGAGGTTAAATCCAATCAATAATAGTTTTGAAAGAATCAGGTCAACAAAGTATTGACAAAGATAGTGAAATATGAATAGTAAGCAATATGGATATGGATTTATTTTGCATATATATAAATTCTAGGCATTTTTTCAGGAAAGATAGGGACAGTTGAGAAATAAAGGAAACAGGATGAATAATTTATCATATAATAATTAAACGGTGAATGTAATGGAGATAGATATTGCAAACATTATTAGTGCTGCCGGAACATTGCTGGCAGCTTATTTCGCCTATAATCAGTATACCAAAAACAAGTTGACTGATTTAAAAGTGGAATATTTTAAAAAAGAAGAGAAAAGAAGAAGTTACCACCGCAGCGAGAACTCCGCCAAGGTGTTCGGTGAGTTGTGGCGTGTACTTTATGAAACGAAAGCAGACAGGGTATATATCGTACAACCCCATCCCTTGGGGCATATAGCTTTTCTTTCGGTGCAGTTCGAGGTAAAACGAAAAGGTATAGCTGGGATGCGTGAAAGCATTCAATCACTTCCCATGAGTGAAGTGGCCGTTTTTGCAGAAAATCTCGCAAAGAATCTTTTCATGTTCTATTCAGATATTGATAATCAGGTTAAGGATAAGGTTGCCAAATCTCTATTATCAACAAATGGATGCAACAGCGTCGCTATTAAACGGCTTAATTCATCTCAAGATTGGGTTGGAAATATATTTTGTGAGTTTACAGATGAAACGGATTTGAATGAAGATGAACTTCATAAGGTCTTGCATGAAGCAGCGGTTAACATACAATATATCCTGCCGGAATTCAAAGAAAATAAAATCGAATAATTATAATTAATGAGTAGTATGGCTGACGTAAGAAAACTTGCACCGTTTATTCTGAAATGGGAAGGCGGTTTTGTAAATGACCCTGACGATTTGGGAGGGGCTACCAATATGGGGGTGACTATCGGAACCTATGAGGCATATTGCCGAAAGAAAGGATATTCCAAGCCTACAGTTGAAAGATTGAAAAATCTCACAAAAGAGGAATGGACGGAAATCTTGAAAACCATGTACTGGGACAGATGGAAGGCTGATGAGATAAAATCGCAATCAGTTGCTGATATATTAGTTGATTGGGTCTGGGCATCCGGTGCGCACGGAATTAAGATTCCTCAACGCTTGCTTGGTGTTACGGTGGATGGCATTGTAGGTCCCAAGACCATTGCCGCAGTTAATTCCCGTAATCCGCGTGAACTGTTTGACCAGATCAAGATTGCACGGTTTGATTTTATCGAGGATATATGCCGGAAACGCCCAGCAAACAACAAGTTCAAACGGGGGTGGATGAACCGCATAAATAATATTTCTTATGTTGGCTAAGGTTATGAACTGGATAAGCCGGCACATATTGCTGGCTCCCTTCATGTGTCTGTTCCTGCTGTTTGCCTGTGGCAGCTCGCATAAGGCTATCAAATCCAACACAGAAGTAATCAGCAAGGATAGCGCCAGTGAATCTATCAACATCGTACACGGATCAAGTACCTCTTTGAGCGAACTTATTACCACTAATAGTAACTATGTGATTGATTTTCGTATCTATGATACCCGAAAACCGCCCGACAGCCTGACTGGGAAACCTCCGTTATTGGCTGACGGGCATGTAGAAGGTGATTTCAGCAAGAATAAAAAGAAGGAAACTGCAACCAAAGACTGTACGGAGGTGAAAGTTGACAAGGAAGCCACTTCCACCAAACATGAAGAAACCAAGACTGAAGGGGTAAAAGAGAAAAAAGAATCCACGCTGCCTGAACAAATCGGTTTTGCCTGTGTTTGTGTAACCGTTTTGATTGTCGTTATACTAATAGTAAAACATTGGCGCAAAAGACAATCTTCATCATAAAACTTTAAATTTATAAATTGGACTACTCCGGCTCGTGATGAGTCGGGGCGTTTTATTAAGAAACTTGGTTGCATCTATTTTTTTGCAAAATCACTTTTATTTTTGCCTGTAAACATACATTTATTCAAAATAAAATATTACCTTTGCAGTATACAACTGGAAAGGTAATATTTCCATACACATTAATATTGTCTGAAACTTTTAAAAATAAATAAATATTATCCCTATGAGGACAATTGCCTGTGAAGGTAATTGTCCTTTTTTATTATTACATTTTCTTGTTTTTGTAGACAACAAAATGTATATTTGCCATACCCAGTTGGATGGATGGGATAATTAATATTTTTAAAAGTTTATAAGAAAGAAATGAATTATTTAATTTTTAAGTACGATGAAATGGATGGAAGTTCCATTTCAAATGTATCAACAGATATTTTAACTATTGAAATTAATGGTGAACCGTGGTTTGTAGCTTCCGATGTATGTAATTTATTAGGGTTGACTAACACTACCGAATCTTTGTCTTCTCTTGATGAAGATGAAAAGCTGACCTCAGTAATACTTAGGGCAGGTCAAAATCGGAGAGTTAATCTAATCAGTGAGAGTGGTTTATATTCCTTAGTATTCAAGAGTAGGAAACCATTTGCTAAGAAGTTCTGCAAATGGATTACTAAAGTTGTAATTCCTTCAATAAGGAAAACCGGACGTTATAGTATAGACAGAAGTGAAATCCCTAATTTTGTAATAAGGTACAATGATAATTGGGATCGAGTGGATAAAGGGTATTTTTCTGTTATAAACGAACTGTTTGTTAGACTTTACGGAAGATTCCATCATGTTGGGTACGAAATCCCTAACAAAGCTTTCGATGGAAAGGAAATCCGCCCAGATGTGAGCGTGGGTAAATGTTTTGCTACCTATTTAAAGCTTAACTATTCTGAATTAGCAGGCAAGTACAAATCTTACAAACATAAATTCCCGAGTGGAATGGAATTAGATGCAAGGCAATATGAAAATGCCCTTTTGCCTATTTTTATTCAATATGTGGATGAAGAGTGGATTCCTAAACACGCAGAAAAATATTTCTCCGCAAGAGATACGAAAGCTTTAGATTACCTTCCTAAGCTTTTGGATTCCAAAAAGAAATCAGCTTAATGAATAAAAATGGCACATTATACCATCCAGTAATGTGCCATATATTCTATTTTCCTATCTTTGCCCTGTGATTTTGGAGTAGAAGCCAATCTCATAATAAAAGTTGGGGAGGGTGTCGTTATTGACACCCCCCCTTTTTCTTATCGACAGACTGCCATCTAACAGACTAATCATAAATAGCATCACTGTTTAACGGCAAACGATGCCATAGATTTCAACTTCACCAACCATAGCTGTTTCCGGTTCATCCCAACAAATACTCACAAAACGCCCACGCGGTGTTGACGTCCCTGTGTCGACTTTCCACTCATATATGGTTTGTTCTCCCTGAAGTACAACTTTGGCAAGACTTTGCCAATGCTGTCGATCATTGGATATTTCAATCGTGAAATGTCTATTTACATTGATCGGTGGAAAAACAAAACGTAAACGTTTCACCTCAAGCATCTTTTCGGTATCTATGGTCAAACGCGGTGCATCATCTGTCAATTCAGCCTGCCAAAATGAAGAATCACACTCATCCGTGGCCATTCCGGCATCATATCCATCCAGATGTGAAGTGGAAAATGTTGGATTATTGCGTCCAAAACGTTGAAGAGAAGCAGTCGTTTCACGAATAAACGAGGTATAAGGACGATTGACAGCCTCCACCGATTGGCCTGGACAAAAGGCTGGTGCACCTATAAAGTCTATAGATACGGTAGCCGTTTTCAAACCGGGTGAACGTGCCTCTACGATGCATTTACCAGAATAGTATGCACGCAGCGAAATGGCAGCTTTCCCGTCTTGAATCCGAATGTCGCTGTTGGCACGAAAGCAAATCGATTTTCCCGTAGGAAATTCACCAGGACCCTTCGTGACACACAAATCAACCGGAACATTGTTACTCAAATCCCGTCCAGTGCTGTCAACCACGGTTACAAGCAATTGTACATCATCCGTTCCGTCTGCCAATACTTCCTTATTACCAATGACTTCCAAACGAAGCGCTACCGGTTTTCCTTGTATAGGCCACACAGGTGGTTCAATACCTCGATAAGCACGACGGTACCAATACCATGCACGTTTGGGAATACGGAAATAATCGACAATACCCATTTTGCCTAAAGCACTGCCAGCAATGCTTCCATGATCAAATCCGCACCAAATGGCTTGTCCGCTCCGCCACGACACCCCTCGCCAAGCCTCGTTGGCATCAAGGTCCCCCCATCCTGGAGCATAGTTTCCCGGTCTGTCAGCGGTAACGCTACCGTATTCGGCCACAATCGATGGAATGCCAGGCTGCTGAAAATCGGGCTGTGTAGCTCCATCACCATTGTATCCAGCCATATCGCCAATACGGTCAATGCGGTTTTCGCCCAATGGACGCTGAGCCCCTCCGATGGCAGCCAAGCGGGTAGGATCAAGTTGATGGGTACGTTCAACCATACGGTGTAGCAGCCGCTGCACTCCGGGCAGTGTCGACGACTCTGAAAAGAAAGGCTCATTGCTCATACTCCATACCACAATAGAGGGATGATTCCGGTGAATACGTATCATTTCCTCCAATTGCCGTAACGCACTTTGCTCAAAAGCTGCCGTATCGGACGGTGTAACGGGATAGGCACTGCAATCCCAATACCCATCACCCCGATAACCGCCTATCCCCCAAAATGGAGCTTCTGACCAAAAGAGCATACCTTCTTCGTCGCAAGCCTGTGAAAAAGCTGGCGAATGAGGATAATGCGAGCCGCGGATAAAGTCGAATCCGGCTTCTTTCATCATTTTTATATCACGTCTTTGGGCTGCTTCAGTCACAGCATCTCCCCATCCAGCCTGGTCCTGATGCACATTTGCTCCATGAAAGTAGTGATGGTTCCCATTCAGGAAGAAACCTCTGTCGGCAGTCCACTTCACCCAGCGAAAGCCAAAAGTTTCAACTGTTGCGTCACAGAGTTGTTTTCCCATATAGAGTTTGCTTTCCACCTTATATAACGTGGGACTTGTTGGAGACCATAGTTGTGGATGCTCTATTTCAGGGGTCAGTTGGCTGTAGCAAAGCCGTTGCCCGGCCACCAGCATACTATCACTTTCCACTTTTGCCAGGACCTTGCCATGCGGTGAAAAGATGCACGTAACCAAACGTAGGTTGACGGCTTTCTTGCCGGCATTTACGACATCGGTTTCTACCTTTACGCGTGTGGATGTTCCGCTTCGAGCTTCAAGATCAGGTGTAGTTATACCCACTCCGCACCAATCAATGTAGTGGTGACTTTTTCGTACCAAACGTACATTTCGATAAATACCTCCAGAAAATGTATGTTCACCGGCACGAGGAGCAATATCAGCCCGCCATAGATTATTCACTCTTATGGCTATGAGGTTATTTCCACACTGCAAATAAGGCGTAATCTCAATTTGAAAGCCCGTATATCCTCCGAGGTGATTTCCCGCTTTTTTTCCATTGACAAAGATTTCTGCTTCTTGAAACACGCCATCAAATTCTAGAAATACAAGTCCTTTCAAATCACTCCGATCCATTTCAAGATGACGACGATACCAACCATAGCCGGTATAAAAATCCTTTGACATAAAATAAGGTAGGCTAAACGAATGAGGTAAACCTACCGGCTGCCATTGGCTGTCGTCAAAATGAACAAAAGCAGCCTGTGCCGGGTCACCTAGGATAAAACGCCAAGACCTGTTCAGAAGGGTCGTTTCTCGAACAGGCTGTGCCGTAATCCATGCAACACTGGAAAATAAAAGGATGAATGAAAAAAGGTAGTTTTTCAGAGTTGTATTCATAAAGTCAAAATTAAGAAGTTGTTTAAAAATTATCAAAAACAAACGTTACCACAGCGGATAGCACATTGTAAATCAGCGTATTAATTATTCATAATCTTATGAGTACCAATCGATTAAAGTTATGGAACAATACTTAACCAACCTTACTGATAAACAGTGGCAAGTTATAGAAAAAATTATAAATCTACAAGAAAGGAAGCGAAAACATTCTCTCAGAAACATCATGAAGGCGATTCTATATATTCTCAAAACAGGCTGTCAGTGGCGCATAATTCCCAATGAACTTCCAAAAGAAATGCAGATTAACAAAGCGGCTTTTACCCCGAATTTGAAACTTACTATTGAAAGCTGTATCATGCAAGCAAAACAAAACTTAGGGAACTATAAGATGGGAGGGCCGTTTCTGATTTTGAAACAAATCAGAGCAAATATTGAAAACAGTAAATGATATTCTTTTATTATTCAGTAAACGAATCAAGCGGCCGTCTTTTATAGATAACCGCTTGATTTTTAGGTTAGGACTTCATCAGCATGATGTCTGCTCTCATTTCCAAAAACTCCTTATATTTCTCCGGATGATCCACATAATCAATCACCCGATTGACGGCTATTTCCGCTTGTTTCTCCCTTACCTTAGCGTAATAGCGTATCACTCCCCTACTCTTGTCCGAATGCCCTAAACAGTAGTCTATCACTCCATCAGGTATCCCTAGTTCTGAAGCTAATTGTGCAAAGGTTTTCCGGGCGGAGTAGTAAACCACACGTTCCTTTATCCCAAGTTCCTTTGCAAGCTTCGCTATTCCCCGTGATATATGACGAGAGAAATTCTTATAAGTGAAATTATAATGAAAATCCAGCTTACCGGTTCTTGGGTTCATCCATTTTGCTATAATACAGGCTGCTTTCTCGTGAACAGGCAATATAATTACATTTGCATTGGAAGTCCGCCCCATAATCTTCTTACGGGAGTATTGTATATACCTAGAGTTTCTAAAATCCATATCCATCAAGTCAGTCATATTAATACCTCCGAGATAAAATGAAAGAGAGAACAAATCTCTGGCTACTGACAAATAATTACTGTCAACCTCAGCATTAAGTATCTTGGACAAAGACTCCAGCCTGATACTGACATCGCGTACAGGAGATTGCGGAATAGAATAATCTACAAAAGGATGTACATTATATGAAACCTTTCTCTTTTTTATCGCCCTGTTTATGATTGTCCGCGTATTTCTTATTACTATCCCCAATGTCGCCCGGCTCCAATTCTTTTTTTCAAGATACGCTGCATATTGCTCTATAAGTTCCGGGGTAATATTGACAAGTCGTACATCCCCACGCAGGAACTTCAAGAAATGAGCCTCACTTTCCCTCATCATATTAGCATAGTTGGTTTTACTGTTTTTAAACAGTTCCTCAATATATGCATCACACACAGACTTAAATGATTCCCCCTGTGTATCCACAGATTCCCTTAAGATGAAATCCTTCAACTGTGTACATGAATAGATACCTGGATTATCTATCTTGTCCAATCTTTCCTGATACTTATTGAGAAGATTACGCAATTTTGTATTTATCATTGCGGCATCCGGGCGTTTTACCACCTGTCCGTTCTTGAACTGGGAGAGATTATCTATGATAAACCGAGTGATAATGTAGCAAGTTTCCTGCTTATGGCAAACGGCCACTCTAATTTTATGTCTGCCATCTTTTAAAACTTTTGCTTTGAAAATTGTTAGTTTGAGAGTTGCCATACTGATTAAAATTAAAGGATAAGTTTTGGATAAGTTTTTGTGTCCATTGATGGGCAAAAATTCCTTTTTTTTAATCAATAAAATGAAGTTTTTTTACATAAAAAAGACTTTGAAAACAGCATCAAATCACTGATTATCAAAGTCTTTTTCTTTTGTCGGGGTAGCGGGATTCGAACCCACGACCCCCTGCTCCCAAAGCAGGTGCGCTAACCGGACTGCGCTACACCCCGAATCTTTTTTTATTTTTCAATCGCTTTATCTCTCAAAAGCGA